TACTAAACTTGGGGGAGCATCTTGCTCCCCCTTTTTTTGTACCTAAATAGTAATAGGAGAAATTAATATGGCTGGGCCACTAGACAGACAACCAACAAAATTAGACTATGCAAGTCCAACGCAATTTAAATTTGGTATTAATCAATTACCGAAGGTAGAGTATTTTGTAACTGCAGCAGAACTCCCAGATTTATCTTTAGAAACAACTCTTCAAAGTACTCCATTTAAAGATATTCCTGTTCCTGGCGAAAAACTAACATATGGTAATCTTACTGTTACTTTTTTAGTAGATGAGTATCTAGAAAATTATATTACCCTTCATAATTGGATTACAGGACTAGGATTTCCCCAAAAACGAGAACAATTTACTACGCATAGAGATATAACTTCAAACACTAGGCCAAATTCTGGGGGTGGGATTTCTGAGGATAAAGTTGGTTCTGCTGTTTCTGATAAATCCATGTATTCTGATGGATATCTTATGATTTTGTCTAATAAAAATAATCCTATCGTACAAGTAGATTTTCAAGATATGTTTCCTACTTCTTTAGGTTCTTTATCTTATGATCAGGGAGCAACAGATGTGGAATATATGTCGGTATCAACAACATTTGCATATAATATCTACACTTTAACAACATTATAAATAAACATGAGTGGTAAATGATAAGCTTTAACAAATTTCAAAAATAGTCTATGTTTAAAGACAAAATATTAAAAGAAAGTTTTATCAAGGTGCTACTCCACTTTGAAAGTATATTATGAAATTAGAAGAATTGAAACAAGAAGCATACAAAGACCTACCTATTACTGATCAAGAACATCTGGATCAGGAGTCCTTTCGCAACCAAGATATCAAATCAAAATGGTTAGACTATAAAACACGGTTCGAACTTTTACTTGTCAAAAATAAAGGTGACTACCAGAAGTTATATAGAGCCAAGTGGGAATACTATGGCGGTAAAGCAGATGCAAAGATATATGCGTCTAAACCATTTGACTTTAAAGTATTAAAAACTGATCTAGCAATGTATATCAATTCTGATGATGAGATTATAGAACTTGGTGCAAAAATTAATTATCTAGAAATTGTAATAAAATATATAGATGGTGTTATTAAGTCTATCGATAATCGTGGATGGGATGTAAGTCACGCTATTGGATGGAAGAAATTTGAAGCAGGAATGGTGTAATGTCAGTAGAAGAACAGGTTATTGCTGAACTAAAATGTGTGTATGACCCAGAGATGCCTAGCGTCAACATTTACGATCTAGGATTAATCTACAAACTAGAAGTTAAAGAAGATGGTTCAGTATTATGTGAACATTCACTTACAAGTATGATGTGTCCATTTGCAGAACAAATCTGTAAAAGCATTACTGATGCAATCGAAAGTGTAGAGGGTGTAACTTCTGTTGAACGAAATCTAATATTTGATCCACCTTTTTCTATGGATATGGTATCAGAAGAAGGTAAAATGTTAATGGGGTGGTTTTAAATGGATGTTGGTGAATACATTAGGTATTATCGTAAAGTTCTAACACCACCACAATGTCGTTATATAATATGTGCAGAAAATTTAGAATGGATAAATTCTACATATTCGAATCACTCTGGAAAGATAGATGATGAAGAACGTGTACGTATGGATGAGTGCTGGATAGGTAAAGAACATATAATCTATAACTCTATAAAGAATGGATTTGAAGAAGTTATAAAAAGATATTCAGAAGACTTTCCGTTATTCAGTGTACAACATACAACAGATTTTAGAATCAATCGATATCCTGAAGGTGGATTTATGTCAAGTCATGTTGATAACATACACCACAGTCATGGTCAACAATATGGATACCCTCAAGTATCTGCTCTTCTATACCTCAATGACGATTATGAAGGTGGAGAGTTTAAAGTTGCAGATAAAATAATTTATCCAGAGGCAGGTTCTGGTATTATATTCCCTTCTAATTTTATGTTTCCCCATGAAGCAAAAGAAGTAATTAAAGGGACAAGATGGAGCATAGTGACATGGTTAATGTAGCAAAGACAAATTTATTCCCAACATCAATCTACGAGTTTGATTCGGAGATATCTTCACAACAACATGATATAATGATTGATTATATTTCAGATAAATTCGAGAACAAATACAAGAACGTACAGACAGGTGAAGATGCTCCTTTTGGATTATATCAAGGAGATGATAATCTACACTTAAAACCTGAGTTTAAATATCTCACAGACTTTGTACATGCAATAAGTTCTAATATTTTTGTGCAAGAAGGATATGAATATCAGAAGGTAGAAGTGACACAGATGTGGGCTAACCTACAGAATGATGGTAGTATTCATCCACCACACACCCATGCAAATAGTATTCACTCTGGTATATATTACCTAAAGGCATCAGAGAAAACTTCTGGTACACAATTCTTTGATCCTAGAGGTCAATGTAAAGTATTGGTTCCTAGAAAAGAAAAATATATAATACAAAATTCTAATATGTTTCAAGTTAATTCTAAGACAGGACACGGTGTAGTGTTTCCATCTTGGTTGCAACATTGGGTTCCTAGTAATGTAGGTGAGCGAATCACTATATCATGGAATGTTATAATGCGAGGTAAGTATGGAGAAGACCATACATTGCAAAATGCTAATATCTAAAAAGAATGAAGTATTTCTGGTCATAACAGACCTAGACCCATCTACAAACCAAGAACTTTCAGAGTTCTTTACGTTTGAGGTTCCTGGCTTTAAGTTTATGCCTATGTATCGTAATAAAATGTGGGATGGAAAGATAAGACTATTCTCACCAGCAACAGGTGAGATATATGTAGGACTATTACCATACGTACAGAAATTCTGTGATAGTAACGCAATTTCCTATATACTAGAAGAAGGAGTAGAAGATGGTAGGGATATTAATAACAAGGATGCTAGAAATTTCATCAAGAGTCTCAAACCGAAATCACAAGGTAAGTCTCTCAAAATTCGAGACTATCAGGTGGAAGCTTTTCAACTGGCCATATCCAGAAATAGGAGTCTTCTTGTTAGCCCTACTGCTTCTGGTAAGTCGTTAATAATATATTCTCTGGTACGTTATTACCAGATGATGGGATTGAAAACTCTAATACTCGTTCCTACTACTTCGCTGGTAGAACAGATGTATTCAGACTTTGAGGATTATGGTTGGAGTTCTGGTACATACTGTCAAAAAATATATCAAGGGCATGATCGAAAAGTTACAAAAGACGTTGTAATATCTACATGGCAATCTCTATATAAAATGCCCAAGGCATACTTTCGTGATTTTGGGTGTGTAATCGGTGATGAAGCACATATGTTTAAGGCAAAGTCTCTTACTGGTATTATGACTAAGATGCATCAATGTAAGTATAGATTCGGTCTTACAGGGACGTTAGACGGTACACAGACCCATCAGTTAGTACTAGAGGGACTATTTGGTGCAGCAGAGAAAGTTGTTACTACAAAAGAACTTATAGATAAAAATACACTTGCAAATTTAAAAATAAAATGTATTATATTGAAACACCCAAACATAAGGGAGAAAATGGATTATGCTGAAGAATTGGAGTATATCGTTACTAACAAACAAAGACTTGATTTCGTGTGTAATTTATTACGGCATCTTAGGGGGAATACTCTATGTCTCTTTCAGCTTGTAGAGAAACACGGTAAAATATTAAATGATAAAATGAAAGAAGAAGAAAATGTATATTTCGTATATGGTGGAACTGATACTAGTGCAAGGGAGAAAATACGTGGCTTGGTTGAGACACACTCCAAATCAACCACTATTGCTTCATTTGGTGTTTTTAGTACTGGTATTAACATCCGTAATATTAATAACATCGTGCTCGCAAGTCCAAGTAAGTCAAAGATTAGAGTCTTGCAGTCCATCGGGAGAGGTCTGCGTACATCATCAACTAAAGATTCCGTTTTAGTATATGATATTGCAGATGATATATCTTATAATGACAGAAGAAACTTCACTCTTAACCATTTTACAGAACGACTAAATATATATAATGAAGAACAATTCGATTACGAAATTAGTAAGGTAAAACTCAAATGATAGATAACTTTCCAGATATAAAAAGTTTTAAACTAGTAAAGTTAATTAATGGAGAAGATATTATCTGCACCATTTCAGATGGAAATCCAAATAAAAGTGGTGGATTTATTCAAGTAAATTCACCTTTACGGATGCAAGTTCTTCCTAGATTGGGAGATGGTGGAAAAATTACCGAATCATTAAATCTTGCCCATTGGGTGCATCCTTATACAGAGACAAGACAATTCCATATACCCAATTCCAGTATACTGTTAGTTGCAGATGTTTCACCAGGCTTATCAAGATATTATGAATATGTTTTAATGAAGATAGAAAAAGAGGATAAATTCTTTGATGAAGAATTAGTACCCGATGATGAAATATACGATGAATTACTAGAAGAAATGGATACCGAAACAGATTCAATACATTAATATACCTTATGCATAAAGGACACATCCTTTATACAACATATTTGAGCA